CAGGTCCACCCCGTTCGCGTTCGACCCCTCGGAGTCTGGAACCGGGATCCTTCGAGAAGCCAGATATTGGAGCACGTCGACCTTCTGGAACCCGGCGATCGGAGTCACGACGTCGCGCATGTTCGCCACCTGCGCCATCGTACGCTTACGCCAAACCCCATCGGCGCGCTTGAAGCCGGTAGCGATCAGCTTGAGGCCACTATCCTCGCGCGCCATCGCGTATATGTGCGCGAGTGTCGCCTTGGGCAGAGATTCATCTGTCCAGTGCGAATCACAGAACACACCGTTTCGAAGCGCGTTTATCGATGACCAGTGCGGATAGCGGCGGACCTTCAGCCCCCATCGCTTCAACGCAAAGTCAACGCGCTCGTCGATGAGCTCTAGCCCAGGAACGTACTCCATCACGAAGGCTTCGCATCGCTCAAACGTACGGACGCACATGTCAGTGACGGCCAGCGAGTCTTTGCCGCCGGAATAGCTGATGATTACCCCAGGCGCTCGCTTGCGAGCTGAAGCGAGCGCCTGGAGCGCCTGGGTGATCTTGTCCACCCAGTTCCTTTACCCGCCGCCGCCGCCGCCCTTACTCTTGCCTCCCTTGCCTTTGGCTCCGCGGCCAGTGGTCTTTTTCGTCTTCTCCTTGGCCATTTTCTGGCACCTCCTTGTTTATCCTTTATCAATGGCAAAAGAGTGAGCACAAAAACGCGTCCACCTCGCCAATCAGGAAGAAAAGTCGGCCCGGTGAAATTCAACGAAACCGTTGCCGACAAGATCATAAACTACCTGCGCGCCGGTGCGTTCGTTGAAACCGCCGCGATTGCCGCCGGCATCCACAAAGACACGTTCTACGAGTGGATGAAAATCGGGCGCGCGAACGGACACCCCGGGTTGGCCGCATGGGTCGCTCGTGTCGACGAAGCGGTTGCTATGAGTGAGGTTGTAATGATCGGCCTTGTGGGCAAGGCCGCACAGGAGGGGCAGTGGCAGGCGGCGGCTTGGCACCTGGAGCGAAAATACCCGCAACGCTGGGGCCGCAGGGATCGCGTCGAGCATTCGGGGCCAGGAGGTGCGCCTATTGAAACGGTAGACCGAACGCCACCGGACGCTATGACGTCTGAGCAGCAAATCAGCCGGCTCGCCGCGCTCATCGGAAAGGCTGCCGGTGGATAGCAGTGGCCCGGAGGATGTGTTCCCCGGCATCCAGCTCTCCGATATAGACCTGTCGAGGCTCTCGCCGGATGAGCGCACCGAGCTTTTACACTTAGCCGAGCATAGGTACGGCGGAGAAGGTCTGGCCGACTACATACGGCGGACCAGGCCACATGAGGCGCCGCCACCGCACCTCATGCCTGTCATTGGCATGTTTGAGCGGGCACGGCGGCGCGGAAGGGTGCGCGCCTGTGTCTCGATGCCTCCGCGGTCTGGAAAGTCCACAACCCTTAGATCGGGTATCGCGTGGTGGCTTCTCCGCACGCCCGCCGACACGTGCGCATACACGAGCTACAACGAGAAGATCGCTCAATCGCAGTCATACAAAATTCGCGACGAAGCGCGCGCTGTCGGCGTTGTCATGGCTCCAGATCGCCAGTCGGTGAACGACTGGGGTACGCTGAAACGCGGCGGATTAATCGCAGCCAGCCCAGGGTCGGCTCTCACCGGTCGCGGTGTCACCGGCGTGTTGGTTGTAGATGACCCGCACAAAGACCAGCGGGACGCCGACAGTCCGGGCATGCGCGAAGTGGTTTGGGACTGGTTCAACCGCGTCGCGATGACACGGCTCGAGGGCCACGCGAGCGTCATCGTCACGCACACGCGGTGGAACGATGATGACCTAATCTCTCGCCTCACGCGCGAAGGTGGATGGGAGATCATAAACATCAAGGCCATTGCAGAGGACGATGACGATCTTCTCGGCAGAAAGCCTGGTGAGAGCTTCTGGCCAGATCGTCCTCAGTTTGCTGTAAGCGAGTTGCTGAAGTTCAAGCAACGCGACGAGTACGGGTTCGCGAGCCTCTACCAGGGAAAGCCCCGCGCCCACGGCGCGCGCATCTTCGATTCTCACCGCACATTCACCCCACGCCCTGGCCTACTCGACGGCTGTATGCCGATCATCGGCGTGGATCCAGCGGCAAGCGAGAGGAAAAGCGCCGATTACTCATGGGCCGTGTTCCTCGCGATTCGTAACTGGAACGACCCGGACCGCGCTGAGGCGTACGTAGTGAACGCGCTCCGCATGCAGACGAGCGTACCTGAGTTCGCGCGCGCGTTGCTTCGCTTCCGCGCTCAATGCCACAACGCCCGTATTGCGGTGGAGGCTGTCGGGGGGTTCAAAGCGGTTCCGCAGCTGCTACGCGAGGCTGCGCCAGGGTTGCCGTTGATTGAAATATCGTCGCTTCAGCAGCTCCATGGTGACAAGTTCCAACGCGCCGTCGGGTTTGCGGGGGCGTGGAACATGGGCCGCGTTTTTGTTCCTGACAACTCGCCGCCGTGGCTCGATGACTATTTGGCTGAGATCTCGGTCTTCACCGGCACGAGCGCTGACAAGCAGGACGGCGCGATCGATGCGAGCGCACATGCCTGGAACACGGTCGTTGGGGCGCCACGCCACGCGCCGCGCGGTGCTGTCGAGGTTCCCGCTGCGTACGGCGCGCGTTGAATTGTGGCCCAGGCGGAACTGATGAGAGGATTCAGGCGATGCGTAGCCGCAATATCGAGTCTGTCGTGATCGGTTGCGTTCCCGTCCGAACGCCGCCTGTAGACCCAGATGCGGCGGGCGAGCAGGCTGACGACGTGCCGGTGACACCGGAGGTTCTTCGCGACGCAGCCGAGCGTGTCCTGAGCGACGCTAAGCGCCGGGGCCGCCGTGGCTGAGCTCACGTACGGGCTCCTGGCGCAAACGCACCCGGAGTACAGAGCGGCCTACTGGCGCAGGCTCCGCGCGTTCCATGATGGCGGAGAGTCGCTTCTCGCTGACGATGCGGTCATGTCCGACGTGTTCCCGCGCCACCGTGAGGAGCACGACAGCGTATACAGGGAGCGAAAAAAGCGAGCCTTTTACCTGAACTACGCGGGCGAGATCGTCGGATACATCGTCAGCCAGTTGATGGCTGAGCGGCTCGTGATCGAGAGCGACGCAGAGAGTTTGCCTGACTTTTATCGAGGCTTCCTGGAAGACGTGAGTGCGCCCGGGGGCGAGCGCTGTTCGCTTCATGAGTTTATGCGCGGTCGCGTGCTCGAGGCGCTGATTTGCAAAAAGTCGTGGACGCTCGTTGACCTGCCGCAGAACGACCCGGTCGCTTACGCCTCGCTAGGCGACCAGGAGAGGGCTGGCGCGCTGAATGCTTACCTGGTTCCTGTCGCTACGGAGAGCGTCATCGACTGGGAGCAGGACGAGGGAGGCGAGCTCACGCTAGGCATCGTCTATACGACCCACGCTCGCCGTCTGTCTGTCAGCGGAGACCGATCGCGCGTGACGCATCGGTGGGATGTGTACACGCGCGACAGATGGAAGCGGTACGAGATCGAGCCCGAGCCGGGCAAAAAGCTCGACGACAGAACCCCGGTGCCGCTCGTTGCCGAGGGCGCGCATTCGTTCGGCCGCGTGCCGCTCGTGCCCTTGTGCCTGCCTGGCGGGCTGTGGGTCATGAACCAGCTCGAAAGCGCGGCGCGTGAGCACTTCAACAAGCGCTCTGCGCTGGGCTGGGGCGAGACGCAGGCTCTTTTGCCCGAGCTGTACGAGTATCTTGGCCCCGAGGTCGGCGGCCTAGGAACGCCGATCGGAGAGGCACAGCAAGACCCGTCGCGCGCGCTCACGAGCCGACGCGGGCAGGGCTACGTGCAGGTTCGTGGGGCCGGCGACAAGGCCGAGTTCGTTGGCCCGGACCCAGCGGCTTTCACAGCGGCGCGTGAGTCGTGCAGGGAGCTGCGCGACGAGATGCACCGGATCACGTACCAAATGGCGTTGACGGTGGACAATTCTGGCGCCGCGCTCAAGCGCTCGGGCGACAGCAAGGCGCAGGACAGGGCGGCAACCACTGTCGTCCTGAACGCGCTCGGCGCCATCGTCCGCAGGTACTCAGAAGTGCTAATGGACATGGTCTCGGCGGGCCGCCGGGAGGGCGAGCTAGTTGGGCAGTGGCACGCGAAGGGCCTCGACCAGTTCGACGGGCTAGCCGCGTCCGAGGTGATCTCGCAGGCGGAAGCGGTCGAGCTGATCAAGGTTCCGTCCGAAACGTTCCAGCGCCGGTGGAAAATGAAGGTGGTGAAAGCATGCCTCGGCGAGGATCTTACGCCGGACGACGCTGAGGCCATCGAGACGGAGCTGGATCGCAATATCATGCCCGAGCAGTTGACCGAGCCCGAGCCTACCGATGTTGCTGACGGTGAATCCGAGTAGCGGAGAAGAGGAGGAAACTATGTGGTCTAGGGTAATCGCCGCCGTTGCGCTTGGTCTCGAGCTGTTCAGCCGAGACGAGATGTTCACCGGGCGCTGGCCGCTCGCAATGAAGGTCGTGGGCATCGTCTCGGTGTGTCTGGCCCTGCTTGTGGACCGCTCGAAGCTCGTTCTCGGCGCGCCAAAGATCCCCGGCGGTCCCGTCG